GCCTGGTGTGCTAACAACGGAATTGAATTAAAGGATGAAAAATGAACCAATACGCAACAGAAGCAGAAACAAACGCTTTGATAATCAAAGACACGCGCACAGATGACATGAGACTTCTTGATAATTTGCTTGATGAACGTGGTGCAAACGAACAAGGCGCTGAAGCCTATCCAATCTTGTATCAAATTACGCTTGAACTTTTGGCAATTACCAAAGGCAAGAAATGAGCCGTAAACGATGCAATCGCAAAGTTTGGTCAACCAACATCAACCCAATAGCCCATGCAATTGCTGGCGCTGCTGTGTCTGACAAGCAATCATTGGACAAACTGCGCCTTTGTGAGCTTTCAGCCATTGATGCAATGACCAAAGGCATGGGAACAACAGAAGATTGGCGCTGGTTGGCTGACGTTATCAACATTGCCGAAACAATGGGCAAAGCTGGCATTGGTCCTGAAGTGCTGCCGTATTGCCAAGAAGCACAGACTGCTATGCTGGAATCTGCCAAACGCTACCAAGAAACCAAAAAGATGGGTTTATCAGGCGCAGGAATCAAAGCAATCAAGGATGTGTGGGAGTTTCACGACCTTCAACGCACCAGCATCCCACGGTCAGAATACGAAAAGATGATTCGTAAGACCGCCAATTACATTAAAAGTCACGGAAAAGATGTGGTGGAAATCGTATGATGATTCCCAAGTTCAACTACTTTAGAAGCAAGAAGCATCTTCAGAACGTAGCCAGCCTACCCTGCCAAAACTGCTATGTAGAAGACCAAACCCAAGCCGCCCACAGCAATTGGGCTGAACACGGCAAGGGCAGGGGAATCAAGGCAAGTGACGAATACACAGCCGCATTGTGTCAAAAATGCCACACAGAACTAGACCAAGGCGCAAGATTAAACAAAGAACAGCGCCGAATGTTGTGGCAAATGGCCTATCAAAAGACCGTTGCACAGCTAAAAGGCCAAGGTAAATGGCCTGACGAGCTTAACCGTGAGCTTTAGAAGCTGGCATTTTCTCGTGGCGCTTGAGTTCTTTTTCAACCGCAGCAATACGGCGCATTTCTTCACGATGCTCTTTGACAGGTTCGTAATGACCTGTTGGGGTCTTTTTGGATTTCATGTCGCCAGAGACTTTAAAATTGGTAGCCATAGGATTTCCTGTTAAAATTGCATTGACATTGTGCCACCAACGGCATAAAGTTACCAAACAACTTCCTAAAGGAAAAATCATGGGTAAGATGGATTCAAACAAAGGCATCCCTAGCACTACTGGCGCTAAAGCACCAATGGGCGCAACTTCTTCTGACCGTACTGGCGAACGCGCTGGTTCCGTCAAAGGTGGTGTTGGCATGGGTAAAGAAGACGCAGTGGGCGCTGACAAGAAGTTTGACACTGGTCGCACTGCTGGCATCTGCTACGTTAAAGAAAAAGCAGCTTACCGCTAAAAGACGAAGCCCAAGCAGTTGAGAAGGAACTGCAAGGACTTCTAAACAAGGCAAATAAGGAGATTCGCCATGTCTGTTAAGAATTGTAAGGCTTGTGATTACTTTGTGGATAGTAGTCACAGCGTTGGAACTTGTCGGCGCTTTCCGACATTCCAGACCCGTTCACTAAATGATTGGTGCGGTGAATTTGCGCCTGTGCCTTACTCAGAGCCTGTGCCTGAGATGCTTGCATTGCCTGTTCGTGAAATGACAGAAGACAAGCCAAAACGCAAATACACCAAAAAGGTGGCGGCATGAACATCAAGCCATTGCGCGACAAAATCATTGTCAAACCTGAACAACGCTTTAAGTCTGAGGTTTTGGACTTGAGCAAGGTGGAAGGCTACCCAACCACAGGCCACGTTGTCGCTTTGGGTGACGATGCTATGCGCCAAGGCTTAAAGATGGGCGATAAAGTCCACTTTGGTACGGTAGCGAACACAGCCAAAGACGAATATCTGAAGTTTGAGCCACTAAAGCTAGGTGAAGACCAATGCTTGAAAATGTCGTGGATGGATGTGTGTTTTGTTGAAGAAGCATGATAGTCAAAGAAAACATTTACACGCTGGCGCTGGCTTACGGATTAGCCAAGAAGCAGTTGGAGTTCTACAAAAAGAACGGCAACCGCTACTATGTCAGTTTGTATAAAGGCATTGTGTATTCGTTTGAGGAACGGTTCAAGAACATAAACGAAGACATTGACCTGTTAGCCTACTTTGGGGAAACCAATGCTCAAGCGTAAGATTCAATGGCTTTTATGGAAGTTGGGCAAAATGCTTGAGGCAAAAGACCCAAAGAAGCGCCCACGACTGCATAAACAATCAACCGTAGTAACTGGAGAAGATAAATGAAAGAAGCAATCCAAAAGCGCATGGACGAACTGATGGCGCAAGGCAAACAGTTAGAAGTTCAGATTCACATGATTAACGGTGCTTTAGAGCAGTGCAAATGGCAATTAGCCGAAGTGGAGAAACAAAATGCCCCTCAAGAAATCGACCAGCCCCAAAGCGTTTAAAGAAAACATTAAAGCGGAAGTGAAAGCAGGCAAGCCCGTAAAGCAAGCTGTTGCAATCGCTTACGCTGAAAAACGTGAAGCTGCCAAAAAGCCAGCTAAAAAGAAATGAAAATCACAACTAAACTGGTCACAGAACTAATCCCTTATGTGAAAAACAGCCGCACCCACTCTGACGAACAGGTGGCACAGATTGCGGCAAGCATCAAGGAATTTGGCTGGACTAACCCAATATTGGTGGATGGTGACAACGGCATTATTGCTGGCCACGGTCGCCTCATGGCTGCGCGTAAGTTAGGCCACAAGGAAGTCCCAACAATTGAACTCAAAGACCTGACCGAAGCTCAAAAGAAGGCTTACATCATTGCCGACAACCGCCTGGCGTTAAACGCAGGGTGGGACAATGAAATGCTAAAACTGGAATTTGACCAGTTGGCAGAGCTTGGCTTTGATTTGGAATTGACGGGTTTTAGCCTTGACGAGATTGAGGCGCTAAACCCCGTGGAATTGAACGCTGGACTTACAGATGAAGACGAAGCCCCACCGCTGCCCTCTGAACCCAAAACAAAGCCTGGCGATATATACAAACTTGGCAAACACCGCCTTATGTGCGGAGACAGCACCAGTATTGAACATTTAGAGCGCCTTTGTGACGGTCAAGCTGTGGATATGTGGCTCACAGACCCGCCTTACAACGTAGCCTATGAAGGCAAAACAAAAGACAGCCTGACGATCCAGAACGACAGCATGGGCGATGATCAGTTCCGTCAGTTCTTGCGCGATGCTTACGTTGCCGCCGATGCCGTAATGAAAGCTGGCGCTGTTTTTTATATTTGGCATGCCGATTCAGAAGGCTACAACTTCCGTGGCGCAGCTCAAGACGCAGGCTGGAAAGTACGCCAGTGCCTTATTTGGAAGAAGTCCAGCATGGTTATGGGTCGCCAAGACTATCACTGGAAGCACGAGCCTTGCTTGTATGGGTGGAAAGAAGGCGCAGGCCACCTTTGGGCAACAGACCGCAAACAAACGACTATTTTGGAGTTTGAGAAGCCTTCGCGCAACGGTGAACACCCAACCATGAAGCCCGTGGCTTTGTTTGAGTATCAACTACTCAACAACACAAAGGGCGGCGACATAGTGCTAGATTCGTTTGGTGGAAGCGGCACAACAATGATTGCAGCCGAAAAGAACGGTCGTGTGGCTCGTGTAATGGAGCTAGACCCTAAGTATTGCGATGTAATCGTCAAGCGATGGGAAGACTTCACAGGCAAAAAAGCTGAGTTGTTGACAGAAGTAACCGAAACGGTTTAAATTAACACGAGTTCCCCTTTAAAAAAGATGCCAGTAATTCCACAAGAGGCTCACGAGCCAACCGATGAAAAGCGCAAGCTGGTTGAAAGCACCAGCGGATTGGGCCTGCCGCACGAGCAAATTGCCATTCTGGTGGGGATTGATGACAAGACGCTGCGCAAGTATTACCGCACCGAGCTTGATACGGGCAAGGCCAAAGCCAACGGGCAAATCGCCAAGACGCTGTTTTCTAAGGCGGTGTCAGGCGACACAACCAGCTTGATTTGGTGGACAAAGAGCCAAATGCGTTGGTCCGAGACTGTGAAGCAGGAAGTAACTGGCGCTGATGGTGAAGCGCTAAACGGCATCCAAGTGGTGTTTGTAAAGCCAAATGAGTGATGCAGTCGCCCAGGCACTAGCCAAAGCCGAGTTTCCCATCAAGCTGCAATGCTTGTTTGAGAGGCAACGCTACAAAGTTCTGTATGGTGGTCGCGGTGGCGCTAAATCTTGGGGCGTGGCTCGTGCCTTACTAATCCTTGCCGCTAAAACGCCAACCCGTGTGCTTTGTGCGCGTGAGTTTATGACTTCAATGAAGGATTCAGTCCACAAGCTGTTATCCGACCAGATTCAAGCGCTTGGTCTGCTTGGGTTTTATGAAATAACCCAAAACAGCATCCGTGGCAAGAACGGTTCAGAGTTCAGCTTTGTTGGCCTTAAAAACAACGTGGCAAACGTCAAATCTTATGAAGGCGTGGATATTTGTTGGGTGGAAGAAGCCCAATCGGTTAGCCGTATGTCATGGGATGTGCTGATTCCTACCATTCGTAAGGAACAATCCGAAATATGGATTACGTTTAACCCGCATCTAGAAACAGACGAAACCTATCAACGATTTGTTTTAAAGCCGCCTGAAAACGCCATTGTTGTTAAGGTCAACTGGTCTGATAACCCTTGGTTTCCTGACACGCTACGGGATGAAAAAGACGCGCTTAAAAGCCGTGACCCGCAAGCCTACAACGTTGTTTGGGAAGGTTTGTGCCGCCAAACAGTTGATGGCGCTGTGTTTGCCCGTGAAATGCAAGTGGCTGAATTGGATGGGCGCATTACAAAGGTCAACTATGACCCTACAAAGCCTGTTCACGCCATCTTTGACTTAGGCTGGTCTGACGCTACTGCCATTTGGTTCTTGCAGTTTGTGGGCATGGAAACCCGCATTATTCGTTACATGGAAGGCAACCAGCAAACCATGAGCGAGTATCTGGCAAAGATGCAAACATTTGGGTATATCTATGACACGCTTTGGCTGCCGCATGACGCTGAGAACAAGACTTTGGCTGGCAATGGTCGCAGTATTGAGGAAATTGTCAGGGCTGCTGGCTACAAAACTCGCATCATTGGCAAAACCCCTATCTTGGACAGTATCAATGCTGCCCGAACCATTTTCAGAAACTGCTGGTTTGACCGTGACAATTGCTACGATGGATTGCAATGCCTGCGTCACTACCGTTACGATGTTGACCCAGACACCAAGCAATTCAGCAAAACACCTGTTCACGACCAGTATTCACACGGGGCTGACGCTTTCCGTTATATCGGTCTGATGATTAACGAACCCAAAGAGCGCAGAAGGCCGCGACCCGTTCAAAATTACGGTGGCGCAAATAGCTGGATGGGCTAAAATTGGCAAACTTGTCAACATAGGACATATATGGCAGATGATTACGACCCACGGATTCAAGAAGCAATTGAATTCTTGAAATTGGCTAATGAAGCCGACACGATGAACCGCCAAGAGGCTCTTGAAGACTTGAAATTTGGTGGTGGCGACCAATGGCCCGTGGAGTTGCAAAACTCACGCAATCTGGAATCACGCCCTGTTATTACGGTCAACAAGGTGGACAACTATTGCCGCCAAGTTTGTAACCAACAGCGCCAGCAACGACCACGCATCAAAGTTCATGCCATGAACACGCATGAAGACATGGTTGACGCTCAGACAATCCGAGGCATCGTGCGCCACATTGAGAACAATTCCAATGCTGACCACGCTTACGACAACGCATTTGAATACGCTGTTCGCATGGGTTGGGGCTTTTTCCGTGTTCGCACAGATTACGTTTCGGAAGATTCTTTTGAGCAAGAAATTTTCATTGACCCTATTGATAATCCGTTCACTGTCTATTTCGACCCTAATTCTGTGGCTCCTGATGGCTCTGATGCTGACCGTTGTTTAATTACAACAATGATGCCAAAGAAGGAGTTTTCAAAGCTCTATCCTGACGCATCGGTTGATGGTGGTACGTCTTTCACACAACGTGGCACAGGTGACAGTCAGTCTGAATGGATTACCAAAGAAGACATTCGCCTTGCTGAATACTTCTACACAGTGCGTGAAAAAGCAACTTTGTATCAGTTGAGCGATGGTTCTAGCACTTTCGCTGAAGACAAAGACTTCTTTGCCCGTCTTGCCAGTGCTGGCATCGTAGTGGTTGATAAGCGTGATTCTTACAAGAAAACAATTAAGTATTGCAAGCTGACAGCCATTGACATTATTGAAGAAGGTACTTGGGCTGGTAAGTACATCCCAATCATTCCCGTATATGGTCGCCACATTGTTATTGGTGACAAACGCAAAAAGTTCGGCATGATTCGTTATGCCAAAGACCCACAGCGTATGTATAACTTCTGGCAGACTTCTATTACCGAAGGCGTTGCACTGGCTCCAAAGGCCAAGTGGTTGATTGCCGAAGGTCAAGACGAAGGCCACGAAAGCGATTGGGCTAACGCCAACATCAAGTCTTTCCCATTGTTGCGCTACAAGCAGACAGACATTGAAGGTCGCCCTGCTCCAGTGCCACAGCGTCTGCAACCAGAGCCACCGCAAGCTGGCATCATGGCTGCTGCTGCGGGTGTGGATGATGACATTAAGTCAATCATGGGCGTGTTTGACCCTGCTCAATTAGGTCAAGGCAACATTTCTGGCAAGGCTTTGAACGGTCAGCAGCAACAAGTTGACCTGACAAATTACGACTATTACGACAACCTGACACGCTCAATTTCCCATTGCGGCACTGTCATTTTGGACTTGTTGCCAAAGATTTATGACACCGAGCGTGTTATGCGAATCATTGGCGATGATGGCAAGCCTGAATTGTTGACCGTTAACCAGCGTGATTCTGCTGGTCGCGTATTGAACGACATGACTGTTGGTCAATATGACGTAGTGATGGACACTGGCCCTGGCTACAACAGCAAGCGTCAAGAAGCCGTTGCAAGCATTGGCCCAATCTTGGCAGGCGACCCTGCTTTGATGGACAAAATTGGTGACCTGTACTTCAGAAACCAAGATTTCCCTGGCGCAGACATCATTGCAGACCGTTTGGCTACGCTTAACCCATTGGCTCAGATTGACGACAAATCTGACATTCCACCGCAAGTGCAAATGCAATTGGCGCAAGCTAAGAAGCAAGTGGAAGATATGCAACAGCAAATGCAAGCAATGGCGCTTGACCTGAAATATGGTCAATCTGTGGCGCAATTGAAAGAAGAAGGAAACACCAAGCGCAAGCTGTTGGATGTGACTTCACGCGCCCACAACACTGAAACAATGGCAGAAGTTAAGGTCAATGACCAAAACACCCGCGCTGTCACAAGTCAAAACAAGACTGAGATTGACGCGATTGTTCAGCTTTTGTTGCATCACATGGACACGGGCCGTTTGGAGCGTGAATTGGCTATCCGTAACGCAGAGCAGGCACAATATGCACAATCTGCCGCAATGGATATTGACCAAGGCCAAAACCCCTTGATGCAAGAATGATTCTGTGGTAGATTAACCACAACCTTACCCGTGAGGTACACGGGGTAAATTCGTAGGGACACGTAATGTCTGAAAAACAAGCTAGTCAAGTATTGACGGGCGAAAACGCAGCGGAATTTTATGCAAACAGATTAGGTTTAGCTGAATCACCAGCTCCTGCCGAGGCCGAGCAATCGGAGCCGACAGAAGTAGTTGAACAGAGTGAACCTGAAGAAGCAGAAGCCGAAGCAAAACAAGAGGGTGAGCGCAAGCAAAATCCTAAACTTGAGCGCCGCTTTTCTGAGATTACTAAGCAACGTGAAGAAGCGCGTAAAGAAGCACAACAAGAACGTGAAGCAAGGCAAGCTCTGGAAGCGCGTTTGGCAGCTTTAGAAAACAATTCACAGCCCAAAAAGGCTGAGTTTGTAGACGAAAAGCCGCAACCTAGCCAGTTCAGTGATGCGTTTGAATATGCTGAAGCACTCGCAGAGTACACAGCAGACAAGCGAATCAGTGAAATGAAGCAACAAGAAGCTCAAGCTAAAGAAGCCGAGCAACGCCAAAAGGTTATTACCCAATGGACTGCAAAGGTGGAATCAGCCAAGCAATCGTTGCCTGATTTTGATGACATTGTTGCGTCAAGTGATGTGGTCGTAAATGACGACATTCGTGATGCCATTCTGGAGAGTGATGTTGGGCCTCAAATCCTGTATCACCTAGCTGAAAACGATGAAATCGCTAAGAAAATCGCTGGTTTGTCGCCAAAGCAAGCGTTGCGAGAGATTGGGAAGTTGGAAGCTCGTTTCGAGGCAAAGCCCGAAGCTGAGAAGCCAGCCCCTATTGTTAGAAGTAAAGCACCATCACCGATTCAACCGATTCGCGGGGGTAAGAACACACCTGATGTGCCATTGGATTCCAACGGGGTCTTTTTTGGTACAGCAGCGCAGTGGAAAGAACTCCGCAAAGCGGGAAAAATTCGGTAAACCTAATCTTTTTGAAAGAAACAAATGTCAAACAATTTATTGACCATTAGCAAGATCACCAACGAAGCGTTGATGGTCTTAGAAAACGAGTTGACCTTCACTTCTGAAGTCGACCGCAACTATGACGACCAATTCGCTGTCGTGGGCGCAAAAATCGGTAACACCGTAAACGTTCGCAAGCCTGGTCGTTTTATCGGTACAACTGGTCCTGCCCTGAACGTTGAAGACTTCAACGAGACTTCAGTGCCTGTTACCTTGTCCACTCAGTTCCACGTTGACACTCAGTTCACTACACAAGACTTGGCTTTGTCCTTGGATATGTTTAGCGACCGCGTGTTGAAGCCTGCAATCGCTGCAATCGCCAACAAGATTGACCGTGACGGTATGGCTATGGCTGTGGCTCAGACTGCCAACATCGTTGGCACTGCTGGTACAGTTCCTACCGACCTGTTGACCTACTTGACCGCTGGCGCTTATCTCGACAGCGAAGGCGCACCACGTGACGGTCGCCGTTCATGTATCGTTGAACCCTTCACATCTGCTTCCATCGTGAACAGCTTGAAAGGTTTGTTCGTTCCTCAAGAAGCCATTGGTTCACAATACCGTAAAGGTTTGATGGGTCGTGATTCTGGTGGTATGAACTGGAAACTGGACCAGAACGTTGTGTCGCAAACTTTCGGCACTAACGGCGCTAACGCTACTGCTTCTGTGAACACTACTACTGGTACAGGCTTCCTGACTAGTGGTTGGGCTTCTTCTGGCGCTGTGAGCATCACTGCTGCAACTGCAACTGTGAACCTCAACGCTGGTGACGTTTTCACTATCGCTGGCGTGTACGCTGTCAACCCACAAAACCGCCAACCTTACGGCTCTAACAAGCTCCGTAACTTCGTGGTTAAGACTGCCGCTTCTATCACTTCTGGCTCTACCGTGGCTGTTACTGTGTCTCCCGCAGTGATTACCGCTGGTCAGTTCCAAAACGTGAGCATCCCAACCACTTCTAGCACTGCTGCTGTTACTCAGTTCAACGCTACTGGTGCTGTGTCTGCCCAAAACATCGTGATGCACAAAAATGCGTTCACTTTGGCAGTGGCTGACCTTGAGTTGCCAGAAGGTGTGCATTTCGCTGGTCGTGCAAGCGACAAGGAAATTGGTTTGTCGATGCGCGTTGTGCGTCAATACACCATCAACAACGACAGCATCCCAACTCGTTTGGATGTGTTGTACGGTTGGGCTCCTCTGTACCCTGAATTGGCTTGCCGCGTTGCCAGCTAATCAAGAATGGGGGCTAAACACCCCCGTTTTTTAAACTTTTTTTTTAGGAAAACATCATGTCTAATCCAGGACCAGCATCCACCCAAACCCCTAACTACCTGTTAAACGGCAACGCCAGCGATGGTATTGCACTCGGTCTTGCAGGCGGCGAAATGGGTTTTTACGGCAAAACTCCAATCGTGCAACCTAGCGCAATCACCGCATTGACCGCAGGCCCATCGACTGCTGAGTTTGTTGCTGCAACTAACTCAATCATCACAGCGTTGAAAAACCTTGGTTTGACCGCTTAATTTTTTAAGCAGTTGCCTTTACGCCACCCGAGTAAAATTGGGTGGCGTTTCTTTTTGAGAAGGAAAAAGAATGAAACACGTAATGATTGCCATTCCTGCTTACACGGGAACGGTACACATGGGAACAATGCGTTCCTTGCTCAACGACACGATTGAACTGGTCAAAAGGGGTGACAGGTTTACATTGGTCGATGACATTGGTAATGCCCTGATTGCTGACAGCAGAGGCATCATTGCCACGCGCTTTTGGGAATCAGATTGCGATGATTTGATTTTTGTCGATTCAGATGTAACTTGGGAAGCTGGCGCTTTGCTCAAGTTGGTAGATGCCAAAGCCGATTTGGTGGCTGGTGTATACCCTGGTCGCCGTGACCCAATCAACTATCCGCTTCACTATCTTGACAAGCCTGAACTGTGGGCAGACCCCAAAACAGGGCTTTTGGAAGTCAAATCAGTTGCCACAGGGTTTATGAAAATCAGCCGTAATTGCGTTGAGCGCATGATTGCTGAATACCCTGAACGACATTTCTACACCGCAGAACGCGACAAACAGTTCTATCCTTTGTTTGACCACATCTTTGAAGACGGGTTCAAATGGGGTGAAGATTACAGTTTCTGCATCCGCTGGAATAAGATTGGCGGTCAAGTATGGGTTGACCCTGAAATTGCTATGGGCCACGTTGGGTATAAAATCTTTCAAGGGAATCTAGGAAATTACCTGCGAAATAGGTAAAATCAGCCCATCTTTGCAAAGGAAAATCTATGTCTACTCCTTTTCGTGTAGTTGGCAAAACAACCGCTGTTTCGGCAGGCGCGACCGCCACTTCAGAAGCGTTGGTCAACAACGACCCCAACATTCAATGTAACTACGTTTCGTTGATTAACACTGGCGCAACAAGCGTTGCTGTTAAGTTTGGTCCTACTGGTGTTGGCGCTCCTGTGCTGCCAGTTAGCGGTTCGACCACTGGTGACTTTGTGTTGCCACCATCAATGAATGATGCAATCATGTTTGGCGTTCCAACTACTCCCAACTATGTGCGAATGATTGGTTCGGCTGCTGGTCCTTCTATCGTTTACGTCACACCAATCGCTTTCTAAAATGACTAACGCAGTAGCGGAGACAGTAACAACAAACATCGTTCCTGTTCAAGCTATCTTTGACGAGAACGGAGTTTGCGTTGGCTTGGTTGGACCAGGTGGGGAATTCTTTTCTCCACCGTTAAGTTCCGATACCATTACTAACGCAATCATTACTAGCAGCACTATCAACAGTTCTGTGATTGGCGCAACAACGCCTGCCGCTGGTACGTTCTCAACAATGACAACGGGCAACGCTCAAATTACGGGCGGCTCTATTAGTGGCGTATCAATTGCAATTACAGCGTTAAACAATACGCCTATTGGCAATATTGTTCCTTCAACTGGTGCATTTACCACGTTGTCATCTGATAATTTGACCGTTACTAATGTAATCACTGGGTCAATAAATGGAAATGCTGCTACGGCAACAAGTGCCGCTAATGCCACAAACGCCACAAACGCAGTAAACGCAGTAAATGCAACAAACGCCACAAATGCAGTAACTGCAACTAATATTGCAGGCGGCGCTGCTGGTTCATTGCCTTATCAATCATCGGCTGGCTCAACTTCATTGTTGGCGGCTGGCTCAAATGGTCAAGTATTGACGTTGGCTTCTGGCCTGCCTTCTTGGTCTACCCCAACAACAGGAACTATCACTAGCATTGCCACAAGCGGCACAGTTAGCGGTATTACTTTGACGGGTGGCCCAATTACGACTAGCGGAACAATCACGCTTGGCGGCACACTTGATTTGTCTAGCCCCCCTGCTATTGGCGGCACAACTCCTGCTGCAATTACAGGCACAACAGTCACGGCAAACACAAAGTTTGTCAGTCAAGAATATTACGCACAGTCAATTCTTGGTGGAAACTTACGCACATCTGGCGGCACATCTTTGCTGAATTGGGATGGCGGTGGCAGTGGCAATATTTCAGTCAACGGTGGTTTGCTGGCTAATCCATCAAACAAGAACGTAAGCCTTGCTCCAACTGGCACAGGCACAGTAACAATCAATCCAGCAACTGCTGGAACAATGAATAACGTTGCTATTGGTGGAACAACTGCTGTTGATGGCACATTTGCCACTTTGCGTTTTAACACTACGCTTTCTGTTAATGGCTCAACAGGCACAAGCGGTCAGGTTTTGACTTCTAGCGGGTCAGGTTTACCTACTTGGACAACTCCAACAGCTTACGCTACCGTTACGGATGACACGACCACAAACGCAACCCGTTATCCGCTGTTTGCATCCGCTACAAGCGGTAATTTAACGACTGAATACACCAGTTCAACTAAGTACCAATTTAATCCGTCTACGGGCGTTTTAACGGCTACTCAGTTCAGCGGTTCAGGCGCTGGCCTTACGTCAATTCCTAATGCGGCATTGACCAATTCCAGCGTAACCATCGGTTCAACTTCTGTATCGTTGGGCGCCACGGTCACAACGTTTGCTGGCTTAACTTCTGTTACATCAACCACTTTTGTGGGTGCTTTGACAGGTAACGCAAGCACAGCGACTAGCGCAACGTCAGCGACTAATGCCACAAACGTTGGCATTACTGACGACACAACGACAAACGCAACTGTTTATCCTTCTTGGGTAACTAGCACAACTGGTAATTTGCCTGTTAAAACATCGTCAACAAAGTTAAAATTTAACCCAAGCACAGGGGCATTGACAGCCTCACAGCTAATCATTGCACCGTAAGGAAACATCATGGGACAACTCGTATTTCAAGCAACTTTGGGCGGTCAGGTTAATCTGGTTGGCCCTAACACGGCTTCCACGTTTAACATTAACGTTCCTGCCGTAGCTGGCAACATGGTGACTACTGGCGACACAGGCACTGTGACCAACACAATGCTGGCTTCTAGCGCCTATACAGCGCCTGGCACTATTGGTAGCGGAACGCCTAACACTGGTGCTTTTACTACGTTGTCTGCTAGTTCTACTGTAAGCGGAACAGGCTTTAGCACTTATTTGGCAAGCCCACCCGCTATTGGTGGCACTGCTGCGGCTGCTGGTTCATTTACGGCCTTGTCATACACAACCACATTAACTGGTGGTACTGGCATTGTTAACTTAGGTTCAGGCCAGTTTTACAAGGATGCTTCAGGTAACGTAGGTATTGGTACGAGTTCTCCAGCAACTAAGCTTGACGTACAGGTGTCTGGTGGACGGTTTCAAGTCTATCCAGCAGCAAGTACAACAGGTGTTCGCTTGTTAGCAGTAAACACTTCAAATGCTGCGGCTGTTCCAATGGAAGTTTCAGGAACAGATGTTCGATTTACAAACTCAAGCAATACTGTTGTTGGTATGTTTGATACCAGCGGTAACTTGCTGGTGGGGACTACTGCAACAGTGAACGCAGCTAAATCCGTATTTAGTTTTAGTTCATCAAACAACGGTGTCTACCTTGTAGATTCAACTGGCGTGTCAGGCGCTCAGTTTATGCGTTTTGATAGCACATCAAACACCTGTGGACAAATTACACGGGTAGGCGCTACTTCTGCGGTGCTTTACAACACATCTTCGGACTATCGCTTAAAAGAAAATACAACTCCTTTGACTGGAGCGCTCGAAAGAGTTGCAGCTTTGAAGCCTGTTCAATGGGTATGGAAAGATTGTGATGGTGCTGTTGGTGAAGGATTCATTGCACACGAAGTTCAGGAAGTTATTCCTTCTGCTGTAACAGGAGAAAAAGACGCTGTTGACGCTAATGGAAAGCCTCAGTATCAAGGCATGGATTCCTCTTATTTGGTCGCCACATTAACAGCAGCTATTCAAGAACTAAACGCAAAAGTTACAGCATTGGAGAACAAATAATGACCACATGGACAATTACACAATGTGACAGCCTAACTTCTGATGGCTACATCACAACAGCTCATTGGACAGCTTCTATTGTAGATGGTGAGTATTCGGCTTCTATTTATAGCACTTGCAGTTTTGGTGAAGGTTCTCCTTTAGTTCCATATTCTCAAGTCACAGAGCAAGAAGTTTTGAATTGGTGTTGGGCAAGTGGCGTTGACAAAGACGCAATTGAAGCATCTTTGGCTGCTCAAATTGAGTTGCAAAAGCATCCAGTTCAACAAGCTGGCGTTCCTTGGGCAACAGCATGAACTATGTTTGGAAAATTTTAGACGTTTACGCTGATGGTGAAGCAATCACATCGGCTAAATATTTCTGTTCTGCAACTGAAGGGAATGACACGGTTGAAACAGAAGGCTACTGGTCTTTTCCAGAAGCAGGAACTGTGCCGTTTGCTGAAGTGACAGAAGAAATGATTGCTCAATGGATTGAAGATTCTGCTGTTGTAGACGGTAACAATGTCATAAAATCACGCCTAGCAGAACAGCTAGAAACGCTGTCAAAGAAGCCTGTTCCAGCCCCTTGGCTACCGCAGACTTTCACACCAGAACTGTGAGATAAAACATGACAAAGCCAATAGACACTATCAGCCGAGCGTTAAAGGATATTGGCGCACTTGAAGCTGGCGAAACACCAACACCAGACGCAGCACAAGATGCGTTTGACATGATGAATGATTTGGTTGACCAATGGTCAAACGAAAACATGATGGTGTTTAACGTCACAGAAATCATTTTTCCTGTAATTTCTGGGCAAGTTCAATATAGTCTTGGCCCAAGCCCACAAACGCAGAACTTTATTGGCGCTTTGTTTGAAGGCTCAATTTCTGGCGACATTCTTACAGTTACAAGCGTAAATTCAGGCGCTGTTGCTCAAGGTCAAACTTTGAGTGGCGGTGGAATTGCTGAAGGAACAAGAATCACGTTGGAATTAACGGGTGCTGGTGGTAACGTAATTGAAGCTGGCACTTATCGTGTCAACATTCGTCAAAACGTTGCTGCAACCACAATCACAGCAAATTACCAGAAGCCTTTGAGCATTGATTCTGCATTTGTTCGTATCAATACAACCTCAAATGGTCAGCCAATCAACAGTGGTGGTCTTGACTATCCAATTTCTGTGTTGGCTTTGCAAGATTATCAAATGATTGGTTTAAAAACGCTGAACGGCCCTTGGCCTAAAGCGATTTACTACAACCCAAATGAGGAATCTGGTAATTTGTTTGTTTGGCCTAGCCCATCGCAAGGTGAAATGCATTTGTTTGCAAACACCTTGTTTACGCGCTATGGAAGTTTGTATGAAGATGTTGTCTTGCCACAAGGCTATTCAATGGCTTTGCGTTGGTGTTTGGCTGAACGCCTGATGCCTATGTATGGCAAGGCAAGCCAAGTTCAAATTGCAATGATTCAGCAATACGCTGCACAAGCCAAAGCTACGCTTAAACGCACAAATATGTCACCGCTTCAAGTTGCTCGTTATCCTGATGCGTTATTAGTTAATAAAGCAAAAGATGCGGGCTGGATTCTTACTGGCGGTTTCATTTAAAGGACTGATATGCCTGATTTTGGCTTTGTTGGCCCAAGTTATGAAGCACCGAGCATTTATCAAGATGCTCAAGAGTGCATCAACTTTTTCCCTGAAATTGACCCGCTAAAGCAGCCTGGAACAAACGGTGTTGTGGCTCTTTATCCTACGCCTGGACTTACCTTAAAGGCAGTTTTGCCTAACACGCAAGAAGTGCGCGGTATGCACTCTGTGTCTGGTGGCGAACAAATGATTGCGGTGTCTGGACCTTATGTCTACGCGCTGACTTCTGACTTAGTGCCTTCTGTTATTGGTGTGTTGAATTCATCTGCTGGTCAGGTGCGAATCACCGACAACGGCGTAAACGTTTACTTGGTAGACGGTGCTTATCGCTACACATGGCGCATTTCTAGCCCTGCTAACGCCGTGTTTACTGGTTCTGTGTCTACCACTACCCTGACGGTGACAAGCGTTTCTAGCGGAACTATTGCTGTGGGTCAATCGCTGTATGGCGTTGGCGTTTCTGCTGAAACTGTTATTACCGCTTTGGGTACTGGCACTGGTGGAACAGGAACATACACGGTTGGAGTTTCACAGACTGTTTCTGCTCGTAGCCTAAACTCTACGGCAACAGGTGCAAAATTTACTGCCACGATTTCTGGCACGACAATGACTGTTTCTGCGATTACGTCAGGAACAATTTACCTTGGTCAGACCATTCAGGGCGTTGGCGTTACTGCTGGAACTGTGGTGACTGCCTTCGGTTCTGGTACTGGTGGAATTGGCACATATACGTTAAGCGTTGCTAGCACCGTTGGTTCTGGCGTGACAATGTATGCCATTAACTTTTCTGTTTTGCCATCTACGGATGGCGCGTTTAGCGGTGCAAACACCGTTGACGTAATGGACAACTACATTGTTTACAACAACCCCACAACGCAACAATGGGGCGCTACGAACCTTTTGTCTCCAATTTCGCCTCAGACTAGCTATTCGTTAAAAGATGGCGCTCCTGACGATTTGGTTGCTTTGATCGTTGACCATCGTGAAGTTTATTTGTTAGGTGCTATTTCATCGGAAGTTTGGACAGATGTGGGCGCTGTGCCTTTTCCATTCCAACGAATCCCTGGCACTTCTACTCAACATGGCATTGCTGCACCGTTCTCGTTGTATCGCCTTGGCAATTCGTTTGCTTACGTTTCACGTAACAACCGTGGTCAAGCGCAAATCATGCAAATGAACGGCTATCTGCCGAAACGTATTTCTACACACGCAGTTGAAAACACGCTGACTAACCAATATGTTGATGATGCTATTGCTTGGACATATCAGCTTGAAGGCCATGAAGTTTATGTCGTCACGTTCCCAACGTTGAACCTGACATGGGCTTACGATTCCACAACTGAGATGTGGCACAAATGGCTTTACACGGCTAACGACAATTCTTACCAGCGGCATCGTGGCAATTGCTGTGCTAACTTTCAAGGCATGGTGTTGGTTGGTGATTATGAGAACGGTCGCATCTATGAGTTGGATAAAAACAACTACACAGATAACGGTCAAAACGTGCGTAGACTGCGCCGCGCACCGCATTTTGTAACTGATTTCCAACGTCAATACTTTGACGAATTGCAGATTCAGTTTCAGCCTGGCGTTGGCACAACTGGTTTGTCTCAGCCTACTGGTGACATTTATCTGAATTCACCGTACATCATTTATCCTGATGCTACGTTTTTGATTGGCCCGTTCCAGACTTTTGTGATTGGTCAACAAGCCGCTTTAAACAACACTGTCACAACGACCAACCCGCAAGCAATGCTGCGCTGGTCTAATGACGGCGGTTCTACATGGTCAAAAGAATATTGGGTAAGCATTGGTAAGATGGGCAAATATCGCAATCGTGCTATCTGGCGCAGATTGGGTCAAGCCCGTGACCGAGTGTTTGAAGTGTCGATTACCGACCCTGTAAACGTTGTCATCATTGCTGCAAACCTAAAAGCTAGTAAAGGAGAAAACTAATGTCAAATGGACTTTACAGCTCCCCACAAGTAAATCCTTATCCACAAAGCGAGTTTTTGGATGTAGGAACAAAACGCCCGACTAGAGCATGGCAACAATTCTTTTTGAACTTGTTGAACTTTTCATCGGCGACAACAGCGACAACAGGCTCCGCATCTTTGCCAGCCAACCCTGTTGGGTTCATAAATGTGACTGTAAATGGGCAACCTTTTAAGGTTCCCTATTACAATCCATAAACATTTAAAGGTGAATATATGGGATGGTTTAGTAAAGCCACTGGCGGTGTTTTTGATCCAATTAGTGAGCCAATTTCAAAGGTTGATGACGCAATTGTTCAGCCTATTGTTAATGCAACCAAAGACGCTGGCTCGCAGCTTGATGACTTTGTTAATAATGAAGTACCAGGCGGTTGGGCTGGTGTAATTTTAATTGGTGCTGGCGTTTACTATGCACCAGAAATTGGTGCTTACTTTAGCTCAACTGGCGCACCTTTAACAGCCGAACAAGCTGCTGCGGCTACTACTACTGAAGCTGGTGCAGCAGGGTCTACTGGTACTGGTTTGACTGCTAGCGGTAGCACTGGATTGACCGCAGGCAATACAGCTAATTTAAGTGCAATGGGTGGCGCACAAGGTCTAACTGGAGCATCAACAGTAGGCACAACAATTGGCGAAACTGGTGGTGCATTAGCAAATGGTGGTATTGGTTCAACAATTGGAACACTTGGCGCGGCTGGTGGTGCTGGTTCTGCCTTGGGTGCTGCTGGTGGTGCTGCCGCTGGTTCTTCTCTTGGTTCTATGCTGCCATATATGGTTGGCGGTCAAGTTGTCACTGGTTTGTTGCAAGCTGATTCTGCTAAAAAAGCGGCTGACATTCAGTCTGCGGCGGCAAAAGATGCCACGGCTTTACAAGGTCAAATGTTTAACACCATTAACCAACAGCAAGCGCCTTATCGCACTGCTGGATATGGTGCATTGAACAACATTGGCGAATTAAATAGCGGTCAATATACAAAATATGATGCCGCTGGCAATCCAACTGGTGTTGCTCAAGGCTCTGGATATTTAACGCACCAGTTTGACAAAAACGATTTAACAAATGGTTTGGCCCCAAATTATGACTTTATGTTGGGTCAAGGGCAGATGGCTAACCAACGTGCCGCAAACATGGGCGGCGGCGCTTTGGGTGGTAACGCTTTGCAAGGTCTTAACAAGTTTACGCAAGACTATGCTGGCAATGCGTATCAAAATGCGTTTACTAACTATCAAAACCAACGTTCCAACATTTACAACACTTTGGCTGGCATTGCTGGTATTGGTCAAACTGGTCAAAACGCTACAAACACAGCAGCAACAAATGCAACAAATGCAGCTTCTCAGTTGGGTGTTGGTAGTGCTGCGGCGCAGGCGGCGGGACAAGTTGGTTCAACAAATGCGTTGGCGAATACAATTGGCAACGTTGGTAACACTTATATGTTGTCGCAATTGCTAAATCAAAGTGGTCGCGTAGCATAAGGAAAAATCATGGCAGATTATCAATTCAACACCAATCTTGGTCCTGCGGCACAACAAGGCACAAGCCTTGGCGACATGATTAACACTGCTAGAGGCATCCAAGCATATCAACAACAAAATCAATTAAACCCTTTGCAGCTTCAAAAAGCGCAAATGGAAATTGAGCAAGCTCAAAAAATAAATCCTTTGGCGGTGCGTCAACAAACTGCACAAACTGGCAAATCTGAGTTTGATTTGGAAAAAAGCTATGCAGAAAAAGAGCGTAGCGTTTTAGGCGGTTTTGCAAACGACCCAGACTTTATCAACGGCAATCAAGCTGGAATGATTCAAAAATTAAAAACTGCAAAAGGTTTTTTGAAAGCTATTGGCGTCCCAGAGCATCCAGAAGACACTAGCGACCAAATCATGCAAATTGCTAGCAAAGATGCCAAGTCTGTTTTGCCTTATCTGAAAAACATGATTCAAGGTGAAATTGGCGCTACTGGTCAACAAGCATTGCAAACGCCTCAGTTGGCTACTGTTGCAGGTGCGCCGGCTACTTTTCAAAGCGGCACAGGAACAGCAAAAGAACTTAATATTGGCGGTCAAGGAAATACTGGTTTGGCTCAACCACCAGCAGTTGGCGCTCCTAACGTTGGAACTGCACCAACTGGCGTAACTCCAACACAAATGGGATTGCAATATCCTGTTCGTAGAGCTGGCGACATTCGCCCAATCGCTCCAAACGAAACACAAGATGCAGAACGTGGCGCTAAGTACCGTAATGATTTGACTACTCGTCAAACAGACTTGTCAAAATCACGCCGCAACTTGGATGAAGTTATTGAAGCGGCAGGCAAAATTTCCAAAGAAGATTTGTTTTCTACTGGTGTTTTGGGAGCTGCTACTCGGTCAATCAAAGGTGCTTTGGGTGATGAAAAGTATAAGCAACTTAGCAAAGATTTGGCAAACGTTCAAATTTCCAATATGGCTGCTATGGGTGGCTCAATGGAAACTGATGCTGGCAAACAACTAATTCGCATGGCAAATGGTGACGAAACTTACCCGCCTGAAGTGTTGAAAAATATTGCTCGCCGCACTTATGCAGATTTGACCAATTTGGATATGCAAGCAACTGCCGCATCTAAGTTTGCTAAGAAGTATGGCGACAGCAACCTTAACACTTTTAAGCAGCAATGGTCGCAAAATGCCGATTCAAAGGTGTTTGAAGCCATGAGTTTGTTTGAAAACATCAAAGACTCTGCTAAGCGTAAAGATGAAATTGATCGTTTGCTTGGCAACAATCCTGAACAGCGTCAACAATTCTTTCAAAAGTACAATAACATCAAGAAATTGACAGCCACTGGAGAACTCTAATGGATGAATTAGGCCAACTAATTCTTGGTGAACGACCTGCAAGCCGAGAAGCAGACAGGTCTAATGTCATTGCGCCTAAAAAAAGTGCAATGAGTGGTCGCAATCCTGAATTGCAGCCACAACTTGATATGCCTGACGAACTTGGACAGTTAATTCTTGGTGGCGGTTCTACACAACGATCACAACAGCAAAGCCAAGAAGCTAAACAACAAACACAAGGCTTATTGCCTTCTGCATTGCAAAACTTGTTTGAAGCTAAAAAACAAGTTCCTGCATTTGCTGCATCTGCTTTGGATGTGGCTGCTGGTTTGCCAAGCATGGTTGCTGGCACTGTTGGCTATGGCGCTGGTCGTTTGTTTGGCTTGTCGCCTGAAGAAGCTACAAACGCATCACAAAAGGTTGCGGGCAAACTTGCCGAGCCTGTTGGACGCCTTACTGGAACAGCAGGAACAAAACAATACGAGCAAGCATTGCCTACGCAGGTAATGAACTATATTGGTGAAAACATTAACCAAGGCGCTGAATCTATTGCCAAGCGTTTTGGTGTACCAGTTCAAGACGTTCAAAACGCGATTAATGCCGCAATGATTGCAGCACCAGCAGGCATTAAGCCTATTGCTAAAGGCTTGGCAGATGCTAAAGCCGCTTTGCCTACTGTGCGTGTTGAAACTGTTGGCAAGCCTGGTGGAATGCAATCTGGTGGCGCTGCGGCAACTACCAACAAAGCCACACTAGATGCAGCAATTGCTCAAGCATCGCCTGAATTGGCGGCTCAGTTGTCAAAAGAAAATCCTGCGACCATTAGCCCTGAAGTCTTGCAACGATATTTAGATGCAGATGAAGTTGGTGTTCGTTTGTTGAAAGGTCAAGCAACGCAAGACCCTAACTTAATTTCTTTTGAACGTAACAGCCGTAGTCAAGACCCACGTTTAGTTGAAGCCTTAAGCCAGCAAAACAAAGCCTTGCAGGAAAAAGTTAGCAACGTTAAAGAATTGACTGCACCAGATGTGTTTGCACCTGATTACGTTGCGAACGCTGAAGGCGCATTAGAGTTCATCGGTGGCAAGATTAAACAAAATGAACAAACAACGACTAAAGCCTACAAAGATTTAGAAGACTTTGGCGCAGGAAAAATTGAAGTTGATAGTAAAACTTTTGGCAATGATGCAATGAAAGCATTAACGGCAAAAGAAGACATTGATTTTTTGCCATCTGTAATTAAAACAAAGGTTGAAGCCTATCAAGGCGGCAAACCAATGAACTTTGCTCAATACGAAAATCTGCGCACACAAATTGCGCGTGAAACTCGTAAGGCGCAAAAAGCAGATGATGGAAATGCAGTTCACGCTTTGACTTTGGTTCGTGGCGAATTGGAAAAGTTGCCTTTGATTGGCGAGACAGTAGAAGCTAAAGCACTTGCTGACAAAGCTAGGTCAACTGCTAAATTAGAATTTGATTTGTTAAACCGTGACAGTCCCGCATACAACAAAGTTTATGCAGATTTGGTAAACGGCAAGGCAGACACAAAAGACTTTATCCAAAGTGCTGTGTTGCGTTCTAAAAATAAAGATTTTGCTAAAACGATGGAGTTGTTTGATGACCCAACAGCCAAGCAGCATTTACGCGCTGGCGCTTTGGACATAATCATTAAAGATGCGACAGACGCAAGTGGAAACTTTAAGCCTTCACGATTCTCTAAAGCAATTGAAAATCTTGATGTAAATAAAAAACTTGATGTGTTGTTTGGTGAAGAAGCCCAAACATTACGCAAAATTGCAAAAACAGGTCAACTTATTGAAGCTAGACCCGCTGGTGCATATGTAAACGAATCAAATACCGCTGGCGCTTTAGTTGCTCAGTATGGCAAAAAACTTGCAGAACAAACACCTATTGTTGGAAGATTTGTAGAACCTGCGCGTCAATTGCTACAAGAACGTGCATCTAAAAAAGCGGTTGAAGAATCATTGCGCCCAGGCGCTGGCGTAAAACTTAAAAATGTAGGTAAGGACTAAAAATGGCAGTCAATCTTTCACCCATTGGTAACGGCTTTCAGTTCTTTACCACCACAGGCGTACCGCTTGCTGGCGGCTTTCTGTATTCGTACCAAGCTGGCTCAACTACTCCATCTGCAACCTACACGGATTCTTCTGGCACGATTGCCAACGCAAACCCAATTCAGTTAGGCACAGATGGTCGTCCACCTGCTGAAATTTGGCTAACTGCTGGTTCTACCTACAAGTTTGTCCTGACTGATTCATCTAACGTGGTGATTCAGACTTACGACAACCTTTACGGCATTATTGGCACAACACCAAGCGTGTCTGCTGTGCCTGCTGGCGGAATTATCATGTGGTCAGGCTCTATTGCTTCAATTCCTTCTGGTTACGTTTTGTGTGACGGAACTAATGGCACACCAAACTTGAAAGACAGCTTTGTTGTTGGCGCTGGTAACACCTACGCTGTTGGCAACACAGGCGGCTTTACAAGCGCTGCAACAAGCAACGTTGGCACTAACTTGCCTTTGTACTACGCATTGGCCTTTATTCAGAAGTCGTAATCATGGCAACAATTGATTCAACAGCAGCACGATTGGACACGCACGAAGCCATTTGTGCGCATCGGTATGAAAAAATCAATGAATCGTTAGAGCATGGCGAAAAACGTATGACCAAAATTGAATACTTGCTGTATGCAGTGATGGCTGTTGTTCTTCTTGGCCCTGGCGTTGGTGCTGAGTTCTTCAAAAAGCTAATCGGTTTGTGATGTGCCAATTGGAACTGCGTTATTCGCGGCAACAACGGCTTTTCAGTTAGTCAAAGATGGTTGCGCTCTTTACAAAGAAGTGAAGGGTGTAGCTGGCAACGTAAAGCAAATCTATGATGAAATTTCTGGGCAGTTTGCTGGCAAGACGGTTACTAAGGAACAAGCTAAGAAAATTGAAGTTGAGAAGGCGCGTGTTGCGGAAGTAGCAAAAACAAACCCTGATGAAGTAATTTTCAAGATTGGTGACGAGCTTGGGAATATGTTTGATGCGTTTGACAAGCTTGAGGAACTTTTCTGGGAACAGGAGCGTGAAGCCAAAAAGGTTCAAGCGCCTGGCACTTCATTAAAGCGAATGGCTTTGAAGCGCATTATGGTGCGTCAGAAGCTGTTGGCTATGCAAGTTGAGTTGCGTGAACAGATGGTTTATCACAGCCCACCTGAATTGGGTGCGTTGTGGTCACAGTTTGAGGAAATGCGTGAGCAAATAGAAGAAGAACAAAGGCTGGCGCGTGAGAAGCAGGCAAAAGAAGATGCGGCTTTGCTCAGAGAAAAAGAACTGATGATGCGTGAGGTTGCTGAAAAGTCAATTGATGCTGGCGTTGCTTTGGTTGGTTTGATTTTTTTGGGATGGTTGTTGTGGCAAGTAAAAAACCAAGCGATTCAACGAGCGTCTTTTTGGCACACCTGATTGTGTTGGTTGTGCTGATTGTGGTGTTTGCTCTGTCTTTCATTGCCTATGTGGAAACGCTATGGATGAAAACGGAAATCAAAAAAGAAGCCCGTGAACTACGGAAGTTGAAAGAAGAACTTAGAAAGGAAAAATGATGGATGAAACGCATAAACAAAAGTGGACCTATTTGATGGGCTTGACCTACATGATTGTGAACATTGCCGATTTTGTGGCGTTTCCTATCATGTATACCATCGTACAGTTCTGGGAAACACAAGCAGCCAATGATGCGTTTCGTCAATGGGTTCCTCTCACGTTAACAAACGGCGGTTTTATTCACATTGCGTTTGCTGCAATCTTGGGCATTTCTGCTTTCAACAAAGAAGAAAGAAAGCCTGATGCGTAATATTGCAGTTTTTGTTTTGGTCTTGGTTGGCGCGTTTTACGCAGGCCATCATCAAGCCTATCTTGAACAGCAAGAGGAAATCAACCGCATTGTTGCTGAACGCGCAATCGAGGCGGCAAAGGCTGCTGACGAACTTCACAAGGACAAAGAAAATGCCAAACAAAAAATTAACCAGCTTCGCTCTGATGTTGCTGCTGGCGCTGTCAGGTTGTCAGTCCGTTCCAGTTGCTCTGCCACCACTGCCGCAGGAGATTCAGAAGCGCGAGCCGAACTTGACCCAAAGACTGCTGACGACCTTATCGCCATCACAGCAGACGGTGACCAAGCCATAATTGAATTGAATTCTTGCATTGACCTTTACAACAAGTTTACAAAATGAACCTAAGCAAACACTTTACCCTTGAAGAAGGCACTTACAGCGAAACCGCTGTTCGTATGCACATTAACAACCAGCCAAGCGAAAAGCAGCTTCAAAATATGAAGATTGCCGCTGAACACCTTGAGTTGGTGCGTGAATTGTCTGGTCCTATGCGTGTAAATTCTTGGTTGCGTTTGCCAGCCGTGAATGAAGCTGTTGGTGGTTCAAAGATTTCTAGCCACATGGATGGTTGGGCTATTGACTGTTCATCGTCTACACACACGCCTTATGAGTTGTGCCAACTGGTTAAAAATGCTGGCATCAAGTTTGACCAAATGATTCACGAATATGGTCGCTGGATGCACATTTCGTTTGCGCCTGAAATGCGTCAGCAAGAGTTGACCATTTTTAAGCCTGAAGGTAAGTACAAGCCTGGCATCCTGACAGAAGCCGAATACCACGTTTAATTGTCAAGCGCAACCATCAATGCGGCGACAAGCGCAAACACTCCAACAAAGAGTATTGCGCCGCCCAACAGGATGGCTGAAAGAACGGCAATATTATCCATGTCGATGCTCCTTTGCTTCGCCTAGGGTTTGGAAGTATTCGTCACATACCTTGCAATGCCAAAGCCTTTGTTCTTTGACTCTTGCAAGGCGTTCCTGACGACCCATCCAGCCCTCAATTACTCGTAAATCGCCCCGATAACTTGTCACGGATTCGAGATTTCGTGGCAATCTTTGATTGATTAAGTTCTTCATGTGTTTCTAAAAAGTAGTCCAGACTTGTTTTATCAAAGTCTATACGAATCGTTTTTAGACCCACAACACGACTAGGCTTCTTTTCCTGTGTCTCCCACTTGGGCCACGGGGCGTTTGGTGCTAGTACGGTCTTGAATACGGTTGAATTCTTCATCTTCTTCTTTTGTCCATTGAATGTTGTCATAGCCACTTGACCATTTATTGTGGTCTGTTGGTCGCATATTGCCACCTTTGCCTGCTTCGCTGTAATGCGTCATTTTTTTACCCCTTTTGGCATCCCTGCCTTTGAATAAACAAAAAAGTCTGTGCGTTCAATTGACACGCGCTTGGTCTTTGGAAAGTCGCTTAAGGCGCTTGTTTTAGCCCTGCCATCGCTTTCGCGTGTGGCTCTTGCCTGTGTCCCATACTTTATGCCGTTTGCCTTGGCATCCGCTTCTTTGCGGATTGTGCTTAAAAACTCAGGCATATACGTTTGAACGTAATCCTTGTGAAACGCATTAACAATCATCTAGCATCCAATCAATTAAAAGTCCAATTACAAGTAGTTCAATCACAGCAAATCCTGTTGAAAAGGTTTGAACCGCCATTCACGTTCTGCTCTGCCGCTTTTGGATTGCACCTGATTGCCTGTCAATTCAATCAAATCCAGCTTCTGAAGCTCGTTCATGCGTCTAGCTACCTGATTGCTTTCAAGCCCTGTGCGCTCTGCGATACCGTCTTTGCCAAGTGGCCCAAACCGTTGCAGGCAAGCCACAATGACTTCTTGGTGCATCTTGGCTACGTCTTTGATTGAATCAGCCGCTTTGAAGCTGGTAATTGCGTCTGTTGCTCTTGCTCGTATAAATTCAAACATATTGGTTCCTAAAGGTTGTGGGTGGTGGTACTCGCTGCACTGCAACGCCTGAACTTACTGGCTAAAAAGCCAACCGTTTAGGCAATAGCGTCACAGCATCTGCTTTCCCACCGAAATCAATTAAAACTGAATGTCATCGTCTGGAAAGCCATCGTTGGATGGTTTCTTAGGAGCAAACCCATTGCGCTTGGCTTCCTTTTGTTCTTCAGTCAAAGGCGTGAAAAGATATGCCCAACCTTCCCAACCGCCTTCAACCAAAGGCATCTGGTCAAGTTTCAGCATTGGTCCTTTTTTGGTTTCAATGACGCTACCAATGCGCTGATAACGCACCATGTCTTGACCGTCTTTTTGGTATGTGCCAGCTTTGACTGTTACTTCATAGATTACTGCCATTTTTTTCTTTCAGTTCATTTAGTTTCGTAATTTTGCCATCCAGTTCAACCAAGAACTTTTTGACTTCTTCTTCAAGCATTTGAATGTAAGCAGCATCACGGGGAACGCGCTTTACAAACAATTGAAGTTCTGTGGGCAACCGTGGGTCAAAGGACACAAAGTCACACCATTGGCGACCAGTACAAGCCATCTGCCATTGCATCTGGGTGTTGTACTTGCCTGGCACTGTTTGCGTAAGCAAAGTGTCAATGTGCGTTGCTGTGTTTGGACACTTAATCTCGAGCTGTCCAACATCGCCCACAAGCCCGTCAGGAGAAGCGCCAGCGGATTCAATTGTCGGGTGGGTAATCATGGCAACTTCATCAACCAAAACGTCTTCATGGGCTTCATACGCTGCCCTAGCCAATGGCTCTGTTTCAGTGCCCCATTGCATAGCTGAGTTTGAATATGATTCGGCTACGGTGTTTGTCATACGCTCACAAACCAATTGAGCCATGTAATTGTCACGGCTGGTGCTGTAACCTGTCTTGGTCTTGGCGATAACGTCAGCAACACGGCTGGCAGTTACTTTTCCAAGGCGCTGTGCAAACCATTCTGGTGAACCTTGTTCAATCATTTGTAACCTCAAAAGTTGTTGCGTTTAAAACACGTTTAGCAAAGTTAATTGCTTTTTGTTTTGCTTCTTCTTCGTTCCCCTGAGAAGGCCAAAAAGTTTGTTCGTATTGCCATGTGAGTTGATACCATTTTTTTGATTCAACAACAAACCTTAATTCGCATCTGTCTGCTTCTTCACGAATTCTTACTCTCATGCCAAACTCGCTTTCTTTTCATCTTTGACCGCAATAATCTTTTTCTGCCAGTTAGCGTCTGTACCACAGGCTTTGTAAGCAGCTTGGTATGCGGCTTTAAGCGTTGCTTCGTCAGTTGCGTCTTGGATTGCTGTAATGTGGTCAGCCATCAAGTTGGAATCCACCACAGTCTTGGCTGGTCGTGCGGCTGAGTTGCCATCATCATCTTCTGGAGCAATACCGCAAGCAGCCATCAAGCTGTAACGTCTGGCGTATGTCAGCGCAGATGCGTAGCCTTGTGGGTCTTTCTTGACCGCAGGAAAGTGAACAATGCCACATTCAAGCATTTCGCCTGATTCATGAACAAAGACTGTTTCGCACATGATGCCATCGGCGCAGTCATAGTTTTTTTGCAACAGGAAAATGCCGTTGTTGTTAAGCGCGTCAATCACAGCTTCAACGCAAGCTGATAGGTCAGCATACTTTGAGCGAAAGTGTGGATTGGTAGAAGTTTTAAGTGCAGGTCCAAAGGCTTTTTGTGCTTTAACCAAAGCTGATGCAATGTTTTTCATGTTTAACCCCAAAGTTGAGAGACTACAAAACCAGCGGCAAAGGCGCAGGCGATGTAAACCCAGAATTCGGCTTGTGCTGCTGCGTCTGATTGGTGGCCTTCTAACCATTCCCAACGCTGACGCGCTTCAATAGCGTCATAGGTGTTTGGGTAGGCTTCTTGCATGGTGCGGGGGTATGTGCGGGTGGTGTCGTTAAGTTTCATTTTGTTTCCTAAGTACCGTTTGCGTTGCGCTGCGGGATGTGTGAACTATAACCGAGATTATGCAGATTTAGCAAGGAAGCAAAAAATATTTTGTAAATGTTGCTTGACTGCAACAACCTAGCTTATGGTACATTTCACGCATGAACAAAGAACAGCTTATCAAACTTGCAGGCTCACAGACTGAGCTTGCCAAACTGCTTGGTATCAGCCAGCCAGCGGTTGCGGCATGGAAAGAAGTGCCGAAAGCACGAATCTGGCAATTAAAACTTTTAAAACCCAAGTGGTTTAAGGAACAAAAATGAGCTATTCAGAAATAGAAATGAAGGTTGTGCAATGGGGTGAAGCCCGTGGCATTGTGCAAAACAGCACACCCGCTGCCCAAGCAATCAAGACGCAAGAAGAACTTGACGAGCTGATTGACGCTATCCGCAACAACGACCGCGCTGCTATGGCTGATGCCTATGGCGACATTCTGGTAACGTTAATCATGGGCTGTGCAATTGCTGACTTGGACTTGGTGACTTGCTTTGAAGGCGCTTACCAAGAAATCAAAGACCGCAAGGGTTATCTGAACGCTGATGGCATCTTTGTGAAGGAAGCATGATGGGCTGGTTTATTGGCATCACAGTCACGCTGGCTTGGCTTACCCACATCTTTACTTGCTTTGCACAAGGATTTTGGGGCTTCTTGGTAGCTGGCGCAATCTTCTTTCCCATTGGCATTTTGCATGGCTTTTGGCTTTGGTTTAACTGAGGTATAATTTTTTCCAGAAGGTTTAGGTGTCGTATGTACTAGATACGAATACATCTAAGCCTTCAATGGCTGACCCTTGATGACTTGTGCTAGTACCACAGGTTGTCAAGGGTTTTTTTTTTGGAGTTTGTATGTCAATATTTTTGAAGGCAGAACTAGAAACTGAGATTGTTGGTCATGGGGACGGATGGATTTCATTCAATCAAAAAACACCAGATGGTGGTGAAGTTGTCATTTGGTTGTCTGTTCATCAGTTTGAGACAATTTTTAATCAAGAAAAACACATTGTTCGTGAAGCATTGGGGGTTGAATGAAACGCCCATCATTTCAGTTTTACCCAAGCGATTGGTTGCGTGACACTGCTTTGCGCTCTTGTTCAACAGGTGCGCGTGGTTTGTGGATGGACATGATTTGTTTCATGCACGAAGGTTCACCTTACGGACATTTAAAGGTTGGAGATAAGGTTATCCTTCCTTCAAACCTTGCCCGTATGGTTGGGGATAGTGCAGAGGTTGTTGCTGATTGGCTTTTGGAACTTTCACAAGCTGGTGTTTACGAAACAAATGATGAAGGTGTGATTTACTCAAAGCGCATGATTCGTGATGAAAACCTACGCCAGATAAGGGCTGCTGGTGGTTCTAAGGGTGGAAACCCTGCCTTGATGGATAAGGGTAAGGTTAACCTTGAGGATAAGCAAAAACCAACCCCTTCATCTACATCTTCTTCTTCTTCTTCATCTACATCTAAAAAAGAAAAGGTCGCTGACGCTCTTGTTTTGCCAGATTGGATGCCATTGGAAACATGGGAAGCGTTTTTGGCTATGCGTAAGCGAATCAAGAAGCCACCTACTGATTACGCCATGAAGTTGCTTATTGATAAATTGGCAAAATTTAAAGCGAATGGGCAAAACATTCAGGCTGTTCTTGAGAAATCAATTACAAGTAGTTGGCAGGATGTTTTTGAAATTAACGAGCGCCAGCCATTTGCCAACAAATACGATGTAGCGGGTATCACTACACCGCCACCGCCAAACCAAGACGCTGCGTTGCGGAAGATTGAGGAAGACAGCAAGAAAGCCGCTCCAATCCCTGAAAACATCCGAGCAAAGATGGCTGAACTTTTGAAAGGCAAAGCATGAAAGTCGTAATCGGTGACGCAACGTTGTATTTGGGCGACTGCATGGACATTTTGCCGACCTTAGACAAGGTTGATGCGGTGATTACTGACCCGCCTTATGGAGAAGTCAATAGAAAAAACTCAGGTTTACGAAATCTTGACCGTGGAGTTGCTGACATAGCTGATTTTGACCTTGTTGAACTTGCTTCATTGCTTTCTAAACATGGTTCAAGTGTTTATGTATGGTGTGGAACAGAGCAAATTTCAGAATTGAGGTCAGCTATGGTTAATTTGGGAATGTCTAGCAGATTGTGTATTTGGGAAAAGACCAATCCAAGCCCAATGAACGGGCAGCATTTATGGCTTTCTAGCATTGAAACTTGTGTTTTTGGGAAAGAATCTGGCGCAACATTTAACGAGCATTGCGCTTCACCAGTTTTTAGATTGCCTACTGAGCCTAAAGAATATCACCCAACAGCAAAGCCAATTCCGTTAATGGAACGCCTTATAAGGGCAAGCACTAATGAAGGAATGACTGTGATTGACCCGTTCATGGGAAGCGGCACAACAGGCGTAGCTGCTATCCAGATGGGGCGCAAGTTCATAGGCATAGAGCGTGAACCAAAATATTTTGAGATTGCTTGTAAACGCATAGAGCAAGCATCAAAACAGGTGGATATGTTCATAGAACCGCCAAAGCAAGAGCAGACAAGTTTTCTATGAATTATTTGCAGGCAAATCAAATTCTTGACGGAATCAAGGATAATCTGTCTTATAATCTAGACACAATCAACAAAGCACTTGAGTTAACAGGCGACCTAGATGGATTTCAACCAAGTATTCGAGCAACAAGTAGAGCATCTGACAAAGATGGCTTTGCAGAAGGGCTGGATTCCTTATGTCAAGAAAAGGGCGCAAGACTTGGAAGATGACCCGTCAGGGTTGTGGGTTGGGTTGGTTGAAGCCGTAAGGCAACGAGTAAATGAACGTAAATGAAAGGCTATGAAATGGAACTCGATACAAGAATTGAAACAACACGCAAGCGCCGCCACATCCATGTTGACGCGCATGATGGCAGTGTTTGGATAAACGTGGTGGTGGAAGCTGCCCGTTGCCATGTCACTTTGACCAAAGAACAGGCCAAAGACATGATTGCCGCCCTGATTCGTATTGTTGACGCAGAGGTGAAGCCATGAACGACTTTGATGATGACGATTATGAAGATTGCACATGGTGCAGTGGGTCTGGCGAAGGTATGTGGGATGGTTCAACTTGCCGCCACTGCCACGGATCAGGTGTTGAGCCTGTTCAAAAAGAAGTGGATGACTGTTATGACATTGATGAATAACCAATCGTGGCCTTTTCCACCAGCCACAGGCGCTGTGCCTTGGACTGCCAAACAAATCAAAGCGTATCAACAAGCGCAACGCGCACAACTGCCAAAGGCTCCGCTATGAGTAAAGATGCAATAAAGCTGGCGCTTGAGGCGTTGAATGACGCATGGGGTTACGGGACACAAAGATTAGACGACAAAATAACAAAAGCAATCAAAGCCCTAGAAGAAGCACTAGCCAAACAAGAACAAGCGTATCAACAAGCGCAACGCGCACAACTGCCAGAAAGCCCTTTATGAAAATCAAATCTCAAACAATGGTTGACGTTATGCAAGCCATGATTGATGTGGAAAACGTATGGCTCACGCAAAAAGATAGAAACATTGACGACATGATTAACCCAAATGCGCCTGTTGTCATTCAGATTGGCGACTATGGTTACGAAATCCAAAGCGTTGGTGGCGATGAAGAAATTGAAGGGTTTGTCATCATGTGCAAAGAAAATCCCGTGTGCAAATGGGAAGGCATGGAGTGCATAAAGTTATGAGTAAAGAAGCAATGACGCTGGCGCTTGAGGCGTTGGAAGATTTAGGCATGAAACACTTTGAAAGCACTGGTGAGGTTCTGCATAAAGAGGTGTTTGATGTACTCAAAGAAGCACTAGCCAAGCAAGAGCAGGGTGGATGGTACACGCACGACCTATACACGGATGCTGACAAAGATATACCAGACGTGATTTGTGACAGGAATGGTCAAGTCGTGTTGGGTCTTTGTAAACGATGTGGTCGAGGTGAGGCCGAATTGGAAACTCCATGCGATAAACCCAAGCAAGAGCAGGGTGAGCCTGTGGCGTGGATGAAAGAACAATGGTCACCAGACTGCGGCCCTTACGTTGAAATTTATCGTGATGATGAAATGGGATGGCGTGACCCAACAGACTGGACACCTCTTTACACCAAACCACAACAACGCACCGCAGCCGAAGGCGAGGACACTCGTAGAGCATGGGTTGGGCTGACGGACAGAGAAAAGTCAAACCTGTGGCTTGAAAGTCGTGCCGCTATTCCAAGATTTCACACATACGCAAGCCTAGTTGAAGCCAAACTCAAGGAGAAGAACACATGAGTGGCTGGCGCAAACGTGGCGGTGGAACAAAATGAGATTGGCGGCTAAAACAGATGCAAATCAAATTCAAGTGGTCAGTGCGCTACGGGCGGCTGGTGCTACGGTTCAGTCTTTGGCGGCTGTTGGCAAAGGTGTACCTGATTTGTTGGTTGGATACAAAGGCCAGACATTGCTTATGGAAGTCAAAGATGGGCGTAAACCGCTTTCAGCGCAAAAATTAACCGAAGACCAGCTAACGTGGCATGGCAACTGGAAAGGTGGCGCATTGGCTGTTGTAGACGGCCCTGAAGCTGCTTTGAGAATGATTGGGGTGATATGACACATGGAATTGAACAAAAGGTATGTGCTGACATTGAAGCGCGTCAACAGCTTGGCATGAACAAGTACGGAATCAGCGTACAAGACAATCCTTTGACGCTACGTCAATGGCTTGAACACGCTTACCAAGAATGTTTAGATCAAGCGATTTATTTGCGCCGAGCCATGCAGGAATTGGACAAATGAAATACGACCTTGACAGCTATGAACAGGCTCAAGCGTTGATGACAAATCTTTGGCCTAAAGTACGTGAGGCTTTGGTTTATGGCAAAAAGCTGACGCTTGAGATTAAACAGCAGAGCAAAAGCCGTGAGCAAGAAGAAAAGTATCATGCCATTATTGGTGACATTGCCAAGCAATCAAGCCATTTGGGGTCTAAATGGGATGCTGAAAGCTGGAAACGTCTGCTTGTGTGGCAATTCTGCAAAGACAAGCAAATTGACGCTGGAAAGATTGTGCCAAGCCTAGACATGACAGGCGTGGTGCAACTTGGGCAACAAACCCGCAAGTTCACCAAAGAGCAGGCAAGCGAGTTTGTAGAGTTTCTTTTGGCCTGGTGTGCTAACAACGGAATTGAATTAAAGGATGAAAAATGAACCAATACGCAACAGAAGCAGAAACAAACGCTTTGATAATCAAAGACACGCGCACAGATGACATGAGACTTCTTGATAATTT